AAAACTTTCATTCAGAGTGAAGTTCACATAAAACTCCATAGAAGTCAGATAGGTATTAATCAACTTATTCATGATAGGAAGATACTGCTTGATAATCTTAGTCTTAATGCCAGTATCTTGAAGCATATTTTTTGCAGCTTCAGAATAAGTCAAATCCTCACGCAATTTTGATTTGTGTTCTTCTGTAGATTTCAAGCTTTGTTTTAGTTCTTCCATTCTATCATAATCAGATTTACTTACATCGCCGGTTTCCAATTGTTCAATCTCGGCCTGAAGTGTGGAGTTAAACTTTTCCAACTGTACAACAGAACTGTTGTCTTTGGCCATCTGTACTTCATTCTCTCGAATTTTATCTGCAATATCAGAAATCTCTTTTTGTCTCTCTTTTGACTTCTTCAGTTCGTCTTCAAGTTCTTTCAACCCATTTGAGAATTTGGTTACATCTTTCTGCTTATCAGTTACCATTTCCTTCTTGAAAATCTCATCTATGTGTTGCTGACAAGTAGGACAATCATTATTATTTTCAAAGAAGTCAACCACCTTAGAATGTGCTTTATGCTTCTCTACTAGAGTAGACTTTATATCTCTTAGTTTGTTATAACCCTTTTTAACTTTATCGTTATCAGAAATTTGACTTAACAGGTTATCGTTCTCCTGTTGAATTTTATTGATAGCCGATTTCTTTGAGAAAATCTCTTCTTCATTTCCACCAACAAGACTAATCTTTTCTGCAATCAACTTATCTTTATTCTTCTTTACATCACCAATATACTTTTCTTGTAGTTCAACCTTTTCTTTGGTAATCTCCATTTTATAATTAATATCACGAATGTCATCAGATATAGTTTTAAGTTTTTGTTTCAACAACATATTCATCAGAGAGAAAATCTGAATATCAAGAATCTCTTCCACCACCTCACGGCGATGACGAGCCTTTAATTGCATAAATGGAATGAATGTAGAAGAACCCAGAATAACAACCTGTGTGAAACTACGGTAATTAAGCTTGAGGATTTGTTGCTCAAGATACTTCTGGTAGTCTCTTATATTTGCATCCTGATTATACATCTTGCCGTTGATGTATATCTCAAAGATATTTGGCTTAATACCACGGATCACTTTGATTTTCTTAGAACCAATTTTGAATTCTATCTCTACAACACAATCAGAGCCATTCACTGAATTTAATAGTTGCGGTTTATTGATACCCCGAAAAGGTTTACCAAACAAACCAAAACACAACGCATCAAGAACAGTAGACTTGCCTGCACCATTATCACCAATAATTAATGTGGTGGGATTTCGGTCTAGTTGTATTTCTATAAATTGATTGCCAGTTGAAAGAAAGTTCTTCCAACGAACATATTTAAATTCAATCAAAGTTCTAAATCCTGAGCCTCGTTATAAAGTGCCTTCATAGTATTTTTAAGTCTAGTCTTATCCAATGTCAAATTTAGTTCATCAACATATCTATCAAGCAAAGTCATGGTGTCTTCTGTATTTTCTACAATATCGTCTGATACATTAGATGCATCCAAATCTGAAAAATCTTCTACAATTTTCACATCGTGTGCATCAGCATCAAGAAGTCTATCAACAAATTTATCAAACTCATACAAGTCTTTCTTGTTGACAACAATTAGTTTTACATAATGTTCTTTGTATTGTTCAACATCATGATTGTTATAATCTCCTTTAGTGTCATCATAAAATATCTTTTTGAAAAGTGTATAAGGATTTATAATACGTTCAAGTTCTCTTGTACTCGTATCAAAAATATGAAAACCTTTTGGGTCATCATAATCATTCCAAAAAATTTGGTATGGCGTTCCTAGATAATAGATTTGGCCATCATCTGACTTGTGATGAAAATGGCCACTAAAAATAGTATCAAACCTACGAAAGAGTTCTCTGTCATATCCATTTTCTGAAAACTGTCCACGATACATCTGAAAGCCATTTATCTCTAAATGACCCATAAGAATATCAGTCTTTGCAGTATTAAGAAATTTTATAGACTTATCATAGTTGTTTGTATTAATCCACGGCATGAACAAAATGGGTGTATCATCAAACTCCACAATCTGTGGCTCTGAATAAATTTGAAACCTGTCTTTACCAACAAGCTCATCCATAGAATTAATTTCATTGGTGTTTTTATAATAGGTATCATGATTGCCAATAATGATATGCAAATCAATGCCCATCTCTTTAAACTTGTCAATAAAACGACTACGAAAATCATGAGCAATACGATAACTTATATACTTACGACGATCAACAACATCTCCCATGTGAACACATGTCGTAATGCCCCTTTCCTTTAATGCAGGAAAGAAAATATTTTCATAAAATTTAAAAAAATATTCGTTGAAATTCAGATTGTCATTTCTCGCTCCGAAATGGGTATCGGTTATGATCGCAATCTTCAATTAATCAATTCCTCTTTCAGCTACTTTATCAATATCATCATCTTCCATAAATGTTTCAAGACCCTTTGACTTAGCCGACAATTTCTTTTTTGGTTTATATACATCTTCATCTGGAAGCATAATATTAGGATCAAACCCTAATACAGAATATGATGAATCATCACCATCCATTGTTACCCAAGATGTATATTGAGAATTTTCTATCATTTTATTTTTAACGTGAGTTTGCTTTTTCTCTTTTGCAATCCTTCTAAGAAATGCATAATATATAATTTGCGTAAAATATGCGAATGGATTATTTGATTTCTCTGGATTAAAGTTTGCAACATATTGCAGACAGTTTTCAATGCCATCAGAAATCATATCATCTCTGTATGTGTAATTAATGAAATTGGGACGATAAGAAAGATGTGTTGCAATCTTTAAAAAACACTCTCCAATATAATTAGATACAGATGGTTGTTCTTCTTCATTATCCAGAGCTACTTTACAATCTTCTTTAAACTCGACCATGGCCTTGAGAAATTCTTTATTGTCAACGTAATGTACGCCCTTTGTCTTTTTTGATTTTCTAATAACCATAATAACTCCTTAAACAATTTATTATTAATACATCATATATTATAATACCTATAAAGTCAAGGTACAAAAGGGAATTGACAACGCAAAAAAAGTGTGTATACTAGCCTATGTAGTTAGTTAATGAATAGTATTAGATGATTCAAGTTCCTCTAATAATTCATCATATACATCTTCATCTACAATATTATCTAATTCTAATCTTTTTTCTGGCTCGTCTAACTGATTAATTTCTTTCATGACATGTTCATAATATCTAGACAAGCCAGGTGATGCATTAGCTATCAACAGAACATGGTCACTCTTTATTGAAAATTTAGATTGTTCTGTGTACGGCCCAATCCAACGACTAAGATTTAAAGAATCGACGGGGCCTTCTTTTGTTATTACTGAATGAACCTCCATTTTAAGAGGGGAATTAATTTTATATTCACCATTATCAATTTTGTCACCTAATTGACAAATAAGATTTTCACCATTTGTTAATTTAATAATTTTATACACCATAGTTGTGTTCATCTTAAACTGACCCTACTTATTTCATATGCAAATTGTTGTTCATTATAGATATTTATTCGTTCTGTAAAGTGTGTTAATGTAAAATTCCTTCTTTCATTATAACTTATATCATCAGCTATATCAAAAACTAGAATGGAATTTTTATTTTCGCTAATACGCAGGCCTCGTCCGATAGATTGTAGCACCCTAATTTTAGACTTGGATGGTGAAGCGAACACGATGTTGTTAATGTTCCTAATATTGATACCAGTAGAAAAAGTGCCGTAACTTGCAATGATAATTGAATCTTTCTCATTTTCTACTATACTCCGAATATTTTCTCTTGTTTTTGTATCTGTTCCACCATAAACAAAAAATACTTTACGATCCTTTATTACATTATTTGCTTGTTCATATAATACTTTTCCATGTTTTTCTACAAGTTGAAATAAACATAATGTATTGCCAGGAATATTACGACACAAATCAATAATGAATTTATTCCTAACGTCATTCGTAACTAAATATTCAAGTTCTTCAACATAGGTCATTTTTTCTCTTATATTTGGATGTACCAATACTATGCATTTAATTTTTAAATCAGCTAAGGCTTTTTTGTCCATTAACTCCTTTGTTGTTGTTACATTTTCAACTGCACCAAATAGTCCCTCTAACACAAGTCGATGCGTCTGAGTGCCGTCCAGTGTCCCTGTAAGCCCGAACCTGTACTTACATTGATGTAACCTAGTCATTATGCCTGTAAGAGACTTTGCCTTAAATAAGTGGGCTTCATCTCCAATCACACAACCAAACTGTTCAAAATATTTCTTTGGCAATTTATAGATAGACTGCCATGTTGATATCACAACATCCTTAGTTACTTTTTTATCATGACCTTGGTATATTTTTTGGCAGTATGTGCCAGAGCTCCAACCATAATCTTCAAAGTCGGAATACATCTGTTCAACTAAAGATGTTGTAGGAACCAAGATTAGAGTCTTGAGTCCCATCATATGATAATAACGAACTAGTGCATATATTATTAAAGACTTACCAGAAGCAGTAGGAGAAACAATAAGGCAACGGTTTCTGGACAATGCAAGGCGAACAGCTTCAATTTGGTAATCCCGAATTTCAAGTGACTTACCTTTGGACTTTGGTTTGAGACTTGTAATAAAACCTCCAACAACCTGACGTAAAACATTCCGCTCATCTTCTACTCCTTCAGCGATAGTATATTTAATGTTATTATTTTTACAATAGTCTTTTACATATGATAACAGGCCGCAATATATTTCGCCGGTGGCGGGAGAATATAAACGTATTTTTCCATCCCAAATTCTATTACGGTATGCTGGCATGAACTTAAAGCCTGGTACTTCAAAAGTAAAGAAGTCAGACAGCTCAGCGCTTTCACTGGAAGATATGTTAGTAATTTGTAAGTATACTTCATTTTTTTTAGATACGAGCATTTTGTAAAGTGCCAGACTCTCCGTAGTCGCCCCTTAATATAATGTTCCATGATATGCTTATACGCTCTTCTTTTGTAGTAGGAACCCAATGTTGCAACCAAGAAGGAAAAATATATCCGAAACCCTTTGTAGAATTAAATTGCATCATAGAAGAATTCATTCTGTTTATATTATTCCTTGGTTGTAAAACATTTGCTTGCGGTCTAGGATCAAAAAATTGTATATCAGAAGTATTTTGTCCTGACTCTAGATAATAAACTCCTGATAAAAAATTATTCGAATGTGTGTGTGGAGGATGTGAATCTCCAGCAAATAAAATATTTCCCCACATGCCAGTAATTTCTAAGCTATCATATTTGTAATCTAATTTTTTTAAATGATTTTTATTGGCACCTAAAATAGTATTTCTTAAATCTGAATAGTATGACATTTTATGTAATGTATCATCAGTATGTTGATTATTATTTTTTTTAGCTAATTTAATATATTCTACCATTTGTTTTTGTGACAACCAACTAGGATGAAATGAAAACTCTGATATTATAGTAGGGAAACATTCGTGCATTGTTACATCAACCATGATACTATGCTCCATCTTGTTCCTTTGGTTACAGCTTTTGCTTCATGAGGGTACATAAAATTTGAAGGAAAAATTATTGCCGAACCTTTTTCTGGTAGAAACATTTTTTCAGATACAAAAAATTCACCACCCTCATAATCATCGTTTAAATATAGTAAAACTGAAACTTGTGGATATCCATATTGTTGGCCATGACTGTGATGTATATTATCTACATGTTCAGACATAAATCCACCCTCTGAATATTTGTTAATTCTAAAGTCGGTATGATGAATACAAGAAAAATTTATATGATGTTTTGAATATTCCTTTATAGTTTTTAAAACGCCCCCTTTAATATCGTCATAATACGACATGTCTTTTAGAACCCATACTTCATCCATCTCAACACGTTCATCACTTGTTTTAGATTTGCCGTCATTATTTGAATAGGTAGATTTTTTCATACCCCAATCATGATCAATAATATTGTCACAAATAGAATCTGGTATTATATTTTTATAAAACCCAATATAATCAGTAATTGCTGGAATCCAACACTTAACGCAAGACATGAATTATACCATTCCCGCCTCAAACTTTTTCCATTCAATTGCATTCTTAATATCCCAGCCACGATTATCAATTGACTTAATAACCCCCTCAAGATATTTTATTACAGTTTCCAAATAACCAATTTTATCTGCTAGTGCAATAACTTCTTCATCGGAAGTGATGTACATGGCCAGGTCATTTTTTAAAACTTTTAGATCAAATGGTTTTGCAACATAAACTTTTGCATCAGATTTACCACCATAGTACTCCCACTTACTTCTGTACATTCTTTGGTAATCACCATTAGACTTTTGCAGTAGCAATTGGAATCTAGATCGTTGATCAAGATACTTTGTTTTAATTTTTTGATTTTTAAGAGATTCAGAACCAAGTTGTTCTTCGTTCTCTATAATAAGGTCTTTTCTTACTTCTTCTTTCAATTGGTCTAAATTCATAAAATATAATTCTTTCAAAAAAATGAACAGAAATTTGATTTACTTTCTTTGTGTATATTGTCTTTAAAGACTAAAATTTAATTAAATGTTAAAGTTTATCGCATCTGTTCAAACTTATTTATAAGGTTTTAATTTCATAAAGTTGATATGCAAACTCAGCAGTTGCAATCATGTATTCTACATCTGTTGCTGTTTGAGTAAACTCTAATGCACTTAAAGATATAGGAAACATATTTTCAAAATTCACTTCAACAATAGGATTATTTTTATTGGAAAGAATTTGCAAAAATGCATCTGAATACATTGCTCTGTCAGGACTTGCGCGGCCAACTGTATCCACTGATGGTGTATCACTAACAGCTGGAGTATTTGATGTCACATCTCTGAATGTACTAAACTGCGATCTTTTATCTGGGAAACCAATACCCACCATCCAAGTGTGAAGTGAAATATAGTTTTCTAAGTATTCATCTACTATAAAATTAATAGATAAATTTTCATATACCAATTTTTCACCCATAGTAGGGATGTCTTTAAATGGAGTGGCGTAAGTAACAGTACCAGAAGAAATGCCAGGAAGATTTGCACTAACCGTAAAGAATTCTACTTTTGGTAATTGATGAATACCAAAACGAAATTGAGTCGGACTTGCATAGTCTAGCTGATCAGGCTGTCTAGACATAGGTGATTGTGATGTTACCATATTACTATTTATAATAAAAAAAAGGGAGGACCGAAGTCCCCCCTAGTTTTACTCTATTACGTCTTGATTTTACATCAAGTTCGTAACTTTAACCCGACGATACCAAGCGTTGGTATTTGCATCCAGTGAAGCATTGGTATTAACCGTGTCACCAGCAGCAACCGCACCAGAGGCGGCGAAAGGATTAGCAGCAAGACCGTAACGAGTCTTGAAACCAATCTTAGGTTGGAAGGAATTCTCACCAACCGCACGAACCATCTGAAGCGGAACGTATGGGCAGTAGAAGAAACCAGCGTCGTAAGGCGAAGTGCCCTTATAACCAACAACATAGTACTGCGAAGCAGCTACGTTAGCTGAATATGGATCAACATACACCTTGTAACGACCATTCATAACACCAGCAAATGTGGTGGTTGTGTCGTCAACATTTAGGTTATTTGCAAGAGCAGGAGTGTAATCAAGAACACCTGCCATCTGAAGTGCCGAAGCAACATCAGCGGAACAGATGACCATGTTACCCTTGCCACGACGAGTCTGTTGACCAATCGCATTGGCATCACGCTCAATAGCAAACATCAAACCCTTGAACTTCTCAACTGACCAACGACCATTTGAGTCGGTGTCCAAATCGAAGATACCAGCAGTTGTTGTATTAACCTGAGCACCCTTAACAGCGGTGACATACAGTGAACGAACAACTTCACGGTTGATTTCAGCAAGAATTTCAGAACTAAGAATGTTAGCAAGCTCTGTCTCGGCGTCCAAACCATGAATTGCCTTCAAGTCTTGTGCCAACTCCATTGTGTACTCGGCCTTCAAGGCACGAGATACAGCAGTAACAGTTGACTTCTCAATCGAGAAAGCCATCTGACCAAAAGAGTTGGCGCCACTGTCACCCAACGCCTCAGCCTGAGCAGTTGTCATACCAGTAGCACTTACATAAGTACCAGCAGAAGGACTGTCGTTCAGAACAGCAGGGTTAGTTTCAGTTGAACCAACATCGCCACCACCAATAGTACCGGCGGCGTTTTGGTTAGAAGCACCAGCCTGACCAGGCAGTGCTTCGTCCATAAGAGCCTCGGCACCGTCTTGCGACAGGAACGAAGAACGCATGGCAAAGATCAAACCCGTTGGGCCTGTCATTGGCTGCACACCACATACGTCATACGCAATAAGGTTAGGCATTGCACGACGAACCAATGAGATCAAAATTGGGTCCCATGTATTCATCTGCCCGCCGCCACTGGCGTTGACTGGTGCTGTCTCTTGGAGATAGGAAGCGTCTTCACGCATTGCTTTTTCTTGGTTTTCCAAGATGAGGGTAGTAACTGCCCGCTTGTAAGAATCCTCAATCCTTGGGAGATCGGGGTGTTCTAGGACTGGCTGCCACTTTTCTTGTAGATGTTCTGTTTGAAACATTTGTTTCTCCTTTTAATTTACATCCGTTAATATAATGTTTTATGCACTCGCCTTTTGATTACGACTGATGGCCGACATATACGTTTTCATGGAATCTGTCGTATCAACGTCCTGTGCGGTGCTACCATCTTCATCATCAATAGCTTTATCACTATGGGTGTGAGATTTTGGAAAATAGCTTTCTTTCAGTGTATTAAGTTTTACACGAAAAGAATCCTCATCCCCAAAATCAACATCCTGAGTAAGTGATTTAAACTTTTCAATTTCGGTATCAGCCAAATCCTCAGATACTTCGGAAATGACCTGTTCACGAACTAGAGTTGAATTAGAAGATGTAAGGTCAACACTCTTTTGAATTGACTCGTTCAACTTCTTTTCTAGCTCGGAAATCTTCTCTGACTGAGCTTCCAGAACGTCATACTTCTCGTCTGGAACGTCAATATAATGGTCTTCAAACAACTGTTTCAATCCAGAAATAAAGTCTTCTGCAATTTCACCCTTCAAACCACGTTCGATTGCCAACTCGTTTTCTTTAGTCCATTCCTCAACAACATAATTGAGATATGTATCTACCTTCTCTGTAACCTCTTCCTTGAAAGACTCCATCTCGGCATCTTTCTCAGATTTAGCGTCTTCCTCAATACGCACGATCTCCGAACGAATCTTAGATTTAACTGCGGCCTCAAAAATTGTTGCGGCCCTCTCTTTAAACTCTTCTGAAAGGTCTTCCCCCTCAACAAGCGCATCAACAGCTTCTTTAACATTGATAGACTTGATTTTCTCTTCGATCTCTGCCTTCTGAACTTCAAGTTTCTTCAACTCTTCTTCAGTTACAGCATTATCAGCTTCAGCAAGTTTAGAAGAATGAGTGGCCAACATCTCTTCAATGTCTGCCTTCTTCATTTTGCCAATCTGCTCTAGAGCCTGAGCTTTAGTCATTTTTTTATTCTCCTTTAGCTCCTCGCCGTCATGGTCGATTTCATCGCCCGCAGCAAGTTTCTGAGGAGTATCTGCTTTACCAGCACTCTTCTGTTGAGCATCGCCACTAATTTGTTTTGCAGATTTCGTAGCAACATCTGTTGGCGAAGACTTTGCATCAGGGTCTACTACAGCAGCACCCCCGTCTTTTGCTTTCTCGCCTTCAACTTTTTCAGCCTTATCAACCCCAGCCACGCCAGGTTTTGGGTCTTTGGCATTGGAGACACTATCTCCAGCATTATTTGAACCCAAACCAAGGTCTGCGGCCTTGCCTAAAGGTTTCTCTGAGGCTTCTTCAAGTTCTGCAAGAACCTCTGCCTCAAGTTCTTCAATTGTTTGTTCTAAATCGGACATAGGTTTGTCTCCTTACCTTGTGTTATTATATTTATAAATTATAATTTCTTGAGGAATTTAGCAAATTCCAAAGCCTCAATTTTTGCATTCCTTTGACGCTTTTTAACATCAAACTTCTGCCTTAACTCAACAAGTTCCGCTTCTACTAACGCTCCATTGTTCCAAACCCATTCTTTACCTTCCATAATACCTTCTACGAAAGCATTTGGTGCAGAAG